CCCCTATTACTCCCACCCCATAAGATAAGCGCACCGGAAATCCGATGCGCTTTGTTTTATCCCTTATACTTCCAGATTTTTATTCCAAACATCACCAACACGAATGCCAATGCAAGCATTAAAATTGAACCGCATATATCAACTATACTCATTCCGTCACCTCATCAAACCATTCCGCTTCGCCCACCTTTGGAAAATACATACACTTTTTATCTTTTGTTTTAACATCACAATTTATCATGTTAATGGATGTTGTTGTCCCATATTCGCAGACGAATGTCCCACAAATCCTCGTCAAATCAGCATCATTGTCAACATAAATGGTTAATGCTTTTTTCATTCCGTCACCTCACCTTGCACCGACCTTGCACCCAACTTGCACTTACTCATTCCGTCACCTTCTCCCCATATCGCAAAATCCGTTGTCTATCGTTTCATGATCCCATAGAGCGCAATGCCCTTTGTTGTGCTTACAATCCTTACACCGCACCACTTCTACAACATCTGCTTCTTGAACATTCGCAAGCATCCTTTCTCCAACTTCTTTCCAATCCTCTATATCCTCGCTTGCGTATGGATACTCGGTTTCCGCTTCGTACATTTCATGTTGCGCTATTGCTAAAACAGCATCGTCCTTAGATATGTATTTACTCATTCCGTCACCTCATCTACATCCTCTTCGTCATCATCTTCAAACGGTTCTTTCGATTGGAAGCATCTTGACAGCATCATTGCAAAATTCGATGCAAGCGTATTGCTCTCACGAAGCTCTCTAGCATCTGCTTCTATTTCTGTTACTTTAATTTTCATTCCTTCACCTTCTCTCCTAAGAAGCAATACCCATCTACCTTCGTCAACTGCAATCCTTCCCCGATCCTTGAACACGTTCCCAGACCATGCTCTTTAGCAAATGGAACCCCCTTATACGAAAAATGTTTGCAGTGCTTGCATCGCACCACCTCAACAGCATCTATGATCGGTTCGTCCTGCAATATTCCAATGATCGTTTCGATGTCATATGTATCCGAATACCCATTCTCACATCTTGGTAGACTCTTAAATGTCTCAAAAGCGTTATCTACATCAATCAATCTGCTCATTCCGTCACCTCATCCCCATTCCCATCAAAAACCAACGTCAAATAACCGCATCCAACCTTAACAGTAACAGCATCTAATGTTGGAACATTTTCCAATACATCAAACGCATCCCCTAATGGGCAAGCACCACACATGACTGCTCTTTGACTTATTGAATACTGACACACAGCATCACATAGATCGTTTAGTTTTTCTGTTAGCACACTTACATCAATTAGTCTTCTCATACTCACTCCAACAGATTCGCTTCCGCAATCAGATCCGCTTCCGGTATATCCTCTTCCTGTTGACCAGGGGTCAGAACTATATCCTGTTGATCTCTGTATCCGTAGTTGTTCTTCAGCACGAATATTCCCGGTATAGCTTGCATGGAACCATCCAACATACTCTGCTCCGTCAGCGCATTCAGCAGAGTCTTTGCAGCTTCCAGTTCTGCTCTCAGCCATTGCGGAGCCGTTTTGTTCCGTCCGTTCTCAATGTTAAGGTAGACATTCTTGGTTATCCCAAGAGCAACGGACAAAGAAGGAAGACTCGGAGTTGCTCCATCATCTCTGCACATCTCAAAATACTGGTTTATCCGCTTGTGTACTGCTTTCTGATCGTTCAGATCGACCCTTGGAAGTTCATGCAGCCGTAACGCATGATCTATGTTCATGGACACCTTAGTCATGTCCTTATTGTCATACATGGAATTTCTTCCGGTCTGACCCATGACATATGCTCCCATGATGTCCTCTGCTGTCATGTTATCGTTTCTTGGTTTTCTACCTCTGGGCATTTACTCACCACCTCTATTTGTCAAATTTTTGACTTGCAAGAGCGGTTTCCTACTATGCATATAGAAATACTCGTCTATGATGTGAAAACCGCTCAGAACGCAAATTTATGCCTGTTCTAATGAAACTGATGTGCATGGAACAATCTTGATCAGCGCAAGAGGATCTCCTCTGGCAAAAATCTTTCTCGATCTGGACGCATTGAACATGAGAATCTGAACCTCATCGTGATACCATTCGTCCAGTAGTCCTTCTATCATGATGCCGACATTCCTCAATCCCTTGGTTGATGTGATGTATCCCATGTATCCGGAAGGGATATTCACTTTGATTCCGGTTTCCACCATCTTGGATTGCAAAGCATCCAGAAAGAACATTTTCGGAGACAGCAGCAGAATCGTGTTGTTCTGCTGTTGTGGCATCAAACCTTCTTCAAGCTTGACTTTCATCAGCATCACCATCCCCTGGATCCGTTGCTTCAACCAACTGGTTTAGGAAACAATCCAATGCCCACTCTATTCCCATCGATCTTCCGGTGAAATACATTCCGATTCCTACTGCCATGATTATTACGAAGTAAACAAATCCCATCACTCTAGTCCTTTCGTATCTTCCAACTCACACAAAAAGGCACAGTTTGTTGCCCAATGCCATCTATGTGGCATCCCACTCTCAGAATCCAATGATTGTGGATTGTCCAGATACTTTAGGAAATGTCTGAAAGCAGCATCCCTGTACCTCTCTGGCTCAACTTTCTTCCAGTTATCCGGATCATGGTATTTCTCAGTTCCGTACATACGCACCATCCCAATATCCCAAATGATGCGTCTGGGAACCAGAATTAAACTGGTCTTTCCGTCATCGTGTTTTATGCTCTGGTCGTACATCCTCTACCTCTTCCTGTAAGAACACCAATGCTCCGCACTTTCTCGGAAACTCTCTGTCATCTCTTGTGAACCAACAGTTCTGGCACGTTTCCTCTCTGAAGGAACAGAGTAGGTCTGCCAACTGCTGATCATCCATCTGACGGATCCTGTCTGCTCTCGTCATAGATAATTCCTTATATCTCCTTCCTTTTCACCATCTCCGAAATGCTTCTTTGTAACGGCTATACAGAACGGCTCGATCTCTGATGCCCATACCGGTTCTGCTCCGACTCTTCTGAAAACCAGGGGAAATCCACCGATTCCGTCAAACATAGATCCCATTGTGATCGGTCTTTCATACTGTGCTGCAATCCTTCTTGCCAACCATGCCCAGAACGGAAGTGCAATACTGTTCCCAATTGCCTTGAATTTCGCACTATCCGATTCCTTCCGGATCCTTCCGTCCTCGTCTTCCCAATCACCGATCTCCAACCAATCGTCCGGAAATCCCTGGAGTCTTGTACACTCAATCGTGGTTAGTCTTCTGACGGCTGTTTTCACAGTTTGTTCACACCCCCCCCCATCATGACAATCAGATCCGTAGCATCCTTGTGATCCCTTTGTTTGAGAGAAGATGCCTGTTCTGATTCCTTGTATATTCCGATTGCTTGCATGGCAAAATTCATAACTTGCGTCCTGTTTTTCTGTACGTTCTAAGCATCGTTCCACCACTATTGCTGTGTAGTCAGTTATCCGGTTCTGATGATCTCCGGTTATCGTAGGGGAGATGTACCCCCCCCCATTGCCCCTTGCATCGAATACCAAATACTCATCCATTACATTGCTGCATTAACGCTTCTTTGAGTTCATGCGGAAGTTCTTTCCCCCGGTTCTCTGCTCTACGCAGGATTCCAGAGCAAGCCTTTACGCTCAAATAGTATTTCTGCGGAACTGAGTCCATTAAAATCTGCGACAAGTGCGATTCGTTTTCTTCTCTGGGGAACTCCCCAAAACTGAGCATCGTGTAGTCTCCAAGCAATGCTCCACTTTCCCATTTCAGAGTAGATGCATCCGCTTTTTGTCCACCCCCCCCCACCAGGGATAGGCATAGGGGGAGCATCCGGTTCTGAGATGCTGACGATTTCATTAAGAACGATCTGGAAGGTTTCTCCGTGATTGTGTGAGAAGACTCCTGGCACATTCTCCCAGACGAAATATCTAGGTCTAATAAACTCAGCTGTTCTACCATTCTGTCTGTCCTTCTCTCTCATTTCTTTGATGATTCTGATCTGCTCATAAAACAGACCGCTGCGCTCTCCTTCAAGACCGGCTCGTTTACCTGCCACAGAAAGATCCTGGCATGGGGATCCACCGGTAACCACATCCACAACAGGAATCTCTGCTCCGTTGATCTTGGTAATATCTCCCAGATGTATCATGTTGACTCCTTCTTGAATCTCGGACACTCAATCACTCTGTAACTGGTTCCTGTCTGTGTTGCTTTCCAACCGGGAACAGGACGAAAGGCTATTGACCATTCGCACCCATTCCCTTTCTCAGCACAGGGAACCGCATTCTCACATTCAAAACATAGTGTTCCCTTTTTATTAAATGCTCGTCTTCTCTTAACCATTCCCTTGCCACCCAGATCGTATTAATTCAAATCAATTCTCTTGCATCTGTTTGCCAAGCCGTTCCGATGCGCTAACTTGCCTTTCCTCTGCCGGACAATTCAGTTCGCCAGATCACTCTGCCATTGCTTCCGTATCCAGGGATGTCTTCGCCTTTGCCCCACCCTTCTGAGTCATTCGGTTCCTTGGCTAGTCTGATGTGCTCGGAGCAAATCCTCTGCGTACTTTTCGGCTCCTGTCCGTTCCTCTGCTGCACCTTGACAAGCCGAACTTTTCCTTTGCCAATCTGGATCTTTCTTTTCCTAAGCAAATCAATCGTTTCGTTTCCGTGGCACTACTTTTCTCTGTCGGTCTCTTCCCTTCCCTTGCAATTCCTGTGATCACCATGCTTATCCATTGCGCTTAAAGTCATTGCAATTCCATAGCACTTCCAATCCCGACCTCTCCATTGCCAAGCATCTGTTTACGACACTTTTCCTTTGCCTGTCAGAGCATGAGATTGCTTTACTTCTCCGTCACGTATCAGATCACAGAGTATCGAAACAATCCGGAGCCATAGCGATTGATTGCCTTACAAGCCGTCACCATCGCAACTCTGAACGACTCCATTGCGCTTCACTTCGCAACTCCACAGCAGGGAACAGCAGGGCGAAGCCTACGCAGCGTTCCCACCGATCACATTGCCGTTATCGTCCAGTTCTTCCCAGACGAAACGACCTTTACCGGAATTTCTCCATTGACCGATACCGGAGTACCTTCCGTAATCAAGCCATTCACGCAGAAGTTTCTCGTCATCATCACACCATAGAGCAATGCTGAACTCGATCCATGCACCTTCCGGAATCTCTTCCGACATTGCCAGAGAAATCCTCTCTCCCTGTGCCGTCTGCGCTCTGAGTGGTCTCTGACATTCACCGATCTCTTCCACGTTATGGAAGATGATCTTCCTCGGCTCCGGAAAGATAAGTCCGTCAATCTGCTTCTTGTATGACTTGATCTTTGAAGACTCGGTTCCCGGAACCTTCCTCAGAAATCCGCAAGCACCCTTAAAGAATCCCTTGATCTGGTAGTCGTACAGATACGGAGTTCCATCATCCAGAGATGGGAATACTGTCATCTGATTCTCTGCGACAACATCAGCACCCAAGGAAGCAACTTCATCGTCTACTGTAGCTGCGTCCGGAGCCTTTGATCCGATGAACGACCGATAGATGTCCGGATTGTTGGGCATGGTTCCAAGGATAGCTTCAATAAAGTGCAATCTGACTTTCATGTTTTTCATAGCGTTATTCTCCTTCGCAAATAATGGTTATTTTGTCTTCTTGTCCGTAAACTTTTGTAGCGGTCAACCGGCAGATGATCGAATCGTCTGAAACCAGAACCCCATTATTGACGGCATCTAATACGGATTTCACCAGGTTATCGATGTCCGGACGCTTATGCATTTGGATCTTCCCATACGTTTCGACCATCTGCTTCTCTCTCTTTGTAGCTGCTTTCGGAAGAGCAAACATAAATTCAATTCCGATGATTGCCCACTTCTCATACGGCTTTGGATTCCCAATGGCTAACCGGATTGCTTTTTCATACTCCTGTGTTTCCTTTGGAGTGTACGCATGACCGGAAGCGGAGAATCTTGGCCTAGCCTTTGGCTTGGGATGGATCTTGATCTCATACCTCATCTAGATTCACCAGGATCCTTTTCTCCATATCGTTCCAATCAACATCTGTCCTCTGTTCGTAATTGTGAGTGGTCAATGTGCCTTTCTTTTTGTTGAACGCAAGAAGTGCTGTCTTCCAATCCTTCATCTTTCCACCTTTGAACATCCAGTTTTTCTCAGAGTTGTACTCATAGAATTGATCGCAGATGGATTCAGAAATACCATTTTCCTGTCCGTACTCTCTGATCTGATCATGAAGGCTGTTTCCGGAGTCTTCCGGTTCCCTTACATTACATTCAGTTATATTCTTTTTATATTCAGTTATATTCAGTTCAGTTGTAGAGGAACGTTCTGGAGCCTTCACGGAATCCTCCGGAATTTTCCGGAAGTTTCCGGAATTTTCCGGAGAAGGTATTTTTGAAGGAGATGGATGGGAGATCCTCTGCCATTCATCCCAATGGTCAAACTGGTAATAAGACTTGCCGTCAATGCTATAGATGGATACAGACATCTTATGTGCTATCTGATCGAGCCATTCACCAATCTGCTCATTAGTCAACGTATCGTATCTGAAGATGTTCGCTCGGAGAAACTCAAGAGAAGCCTTTCCTTTGCCTTCGTCATCAGCATTGGAGATCATTCCAATGAACAGCAACCTTGCACCAAGGGATAGCCATCCAAAGTCTTCACTCTCCCAGATATTTGGATCGATCATTCTCTTTCTTGCCATCTCACACCTCAGAACGGATTGTCATCGAACGGAACATTGATGTAGTCATTGAGTGACGGAGCCTTGGTCGGTTCTTTCGGAGAAAGGAACTCCACATCATCAGCGTTCACATCCAGGGAAACCTTCTTCTCTCCATGAGAATCGTATTCTCTGACAAACAACTCACCGACTACTCCGACCTTCCGACCTTTCAGAAGATTCTTCTGGCACGTTTCTCCCAATGCTCTCCATGCGTTGATCCGGAAATACTGAGCCTGTTCGTTTGGTTTTCTGCTGTTGACGGCAATCGTGAAGCTGCACACCGATACTCCGTTAGGAGTGGTTCTCATTTCCGGATCCTTTGTTAAATTTCCGATCAAAACGATCTTGTTAATAGGTCATCCCTCACTTTCTGTATCTCAATCTCTTCTATCTCTTCCGGTTCCAGATAGTTCTTGGTATATCTCTTGAACCATTCGTCCAATGTGTGTTCTTTTAGGTATCGTCTTTCCGCTTCCTTCTTCCATACAAGCAATGCCTGTTCGTTTGAATGGAGATAGTTGTGACAGTTACGGCATATCCATATGATTAATCCGTCTTCATCACAATGTTTCCTGTTAGACCCTGGAAGCATATGATGAGGTTCCAATGTCCAGTAACAATGGCATATTTCGCAGTTTCCTAGCATCGAATACTCATTAACTCCTGTTCTGTCATGGTTTCGATCCCTAGCTGCTTGGCTTCCATAACAGTTCCTTCAATGAGTCTGTTGAACTCCGCTTGGTCTAACTTCTTGGTCTCCTTCATCACTTGATAGCAGACGAACTTCTTTCCATTGCTCTCACGTTCATCAAATGGTCTGAGATATGGATAGATGGAATCCGGATTGACCTTCTCTGGGAGCATGACTCCCATTGCTGTTCCGTCATCGTTTCTGGCTAATGTTCCGTATTCCAGAACCAGACGCTTTTTGCACTCCTTAAAGCCGATATGCATCTTCTCTGAAATCCGTCCGACTAATTGATGGAAGTATGCGTTAGACCGGATAGACCTCTCTGATTGCCATTTCTTTGCATCAATGGAAACCGCACAATCGGTTAGGTCATCCACCACTTGACAAGCGTATGGAACGAAGGACGGATCAATGAGTCCGGTCAGATTTACTGATCCGTCCATATTCGGAACTATCTCCAACTTAATGAGTCTGATTCTTTCCATACTCTGCGAGTTTCTTGGTCAGTTCCGTCTTGCACTTGGCTAACATCGGCTCTGTGAAATCTGCCCACTTGAACGTGTTGCCGAACAGCTTTTCACACCAACCAATCGTGTATGCTTCGTCCTTTCCCATCTGATTACCCAAAGCCAGAACCACCTTGCGAGACATGGCAGTTTCATCAACCGGCTGATTGTTGATTGCGTTCTGGACTTCTTCAGCCGAAGCAATAGAATCATCAATTCCGATTCCGATAAAACCAAGGCAACGACCCACAGCAGATGTCTCCGCATTCTCGATATAACTGGTCTTGTTTATGAACGTGGATCCTTCCTTCTCATATGCATGACCGGTTGCAATCAGACGATCATCATCGTCATATGCTTCTGCTCTGAACACGCACATTCCATCATCAAGTTGTTCAATCTTTGTACGGATAGAACCACCTGGATACAGTTTGCGGAATGCAATCACTCTCTGGTTGACCAGAACATAATCCTTGCCTTTGATGTCAAGTGTTCCCAGTTCTTGACATACCTTCTGAATTTCTTCGTACTTCATATCAATTCCCCCATACTTTGATGGCTGTTTCTATTGCTTTCTGGACGATCAGATTGTCCGTGTAGATACCGAACTTTTTCTTTTGCTCTTGCAAGACAAGATATTGCTCTACAGGCACCCTTATGGTCATCCGTGGATAATCTGCTCGTTCGTTGTGTTCACCCTTCTTAGATGGCATTTTTAAGCCGTTTTCTACGAAGAAGGTTTCTTCTGCCAGTTTCGCTTCCCTAACCAACTTGATACCGCATTCCGGATTGTTCACCTTGGAATACAGAGTTGCGTCAAACTTGGGGAAACCGGCTTCCCGGATCGTAGCTGCGACATCCTGTTTAAGATACTCGGTCACATTGCTTTTCATAGACACCCCCAATAGTCGAGGAAGATCCTTTTCTGCTTGTCGGTCATCGGCTTGTTCTCTGTCATGTATTTGACCATTGCGTTTTCAGCGTCATGTCCGCAATCGTAGCAACACCCATCGAACACTTCATCTTCAACGTAGTACCATTCACCGCAGTATTCGCATTCTTTAACCTCAAAGAGATCAGCAGTTCCGCAGAATGGGCAAAATTCGCCATAGTTGTAACTGTCCGGATTGTTGGAACCGGCAAGTTCATCTGCCCTGGTTACCTTTCCGCAGTTGGTACATTTGTAATAAGCCGTCATCGTACAAACTTCCTTCCTGTGTACCATTTCCGATTCTGCGTTCCGTGATACTTGGAAAGAACCTCATGCTTGTAGCAGTAATACTCCCTTTCCGCTTCACGTTCTGCATCTCTTTTCGCATCCATCCTTGCCTGTTGGTCAGCAAGAAATCTCGTCACAAACTCTTCCTTACTCATCTTCCTCACCGCACCTCATAGACAATTTGTTTGTCCATGTTGTAGAATGTGAGGATCCCATTCACTCTGCCCATGTACAGGGCATCCAGAGGAACGAGGATTTTTTGAAGGTTGCCGTGCAGCTGACTCTCATACCGGTCTAAGCACTCCCTTGCTATGACCTTGTTTCTGTCGGTAACCTTCCCCCTGTTGAACTCTCCCTTCTGCTTACAGACCCCAACAATGTCATCAGCAAAAGGATGTCCATATCTCACCCGGTTCAGTATCAGACAGCAGATTGCTTCTTTCTCTGCGTAACAGGATCCCTTCCCTGTCTCTGCATAAAGAACCTTGGCTACCTGGTTGATCTCATCGTCCGTCCAATCGAAGTGGTCTGCTTCTTGGCACACATACGGAGTAGGTTCCGGTATGACTTCCGGTTCGACTTCAATCAGAATCGGAGAGAGGACGGCTGCGAGTAGGACTAACGTTCTTACCACACCGATTCACCCCATTTCTCAGCTAATGAGTCGAGCAGCTTAATCGTGGCATCAATAAACATGGATGCGGATTCCGGTTCGTGAAGGTTGATCACTCCACCTACATACTTGTCACCATTCTTGATGGATACTGCGTTGCCTGTAAGCAACATGGAAAGGTTCGTTCCGTACCGGAGATTGATTTCATACACCTTTTCTGCGAGAGTCTTGATCTGAATGTCCATGTATTCTTCCATTGTTATCTGCTCCTTTTCAGTTGTTTTTCTGCGATCATGAGCGAGTTGCTCATGCATCTAACTTTCTGCTGAAGTTCGTCAATCTTCTGGATTCCTGTGACATCTGCTCCGGTTGCGACCCTGTTGGTCAGCAGTTCCATAATCGTGTAGGCAAGTGCTTTCAGCTGTTTGTCCTGCATTGCCAGATTTCCGTGACCGGAGATTGTTACCTTTCCTTCCGGTGTAACTGTTGCGACTAAATTCCTTTTCATGTTTTGCTCCTTTATTTGATGATTTCTGAGTCCGGAACCATCATCCAGTTCACTCCACTTGCGAACTCCACCAGAGTGAATTTTCCGGTTCTCACTTTTCTGTTGAAGGTTGAGACATCCATGTCCATCTTGTTTGCCATCTCCTTCTTATCGATGTCTCGTCTTGTCATTTCAGCAAGGAGATTTCTGATTAGTCTTTGTTCATCCATCGTCTGTCATTAACTCTTCTACTGTTGTGCCAAGCACCCTGGCAACTGCGAGAACCTTGTCTGCTCTGGGAGCATATTCAAGAGAATCCCATTTCTTGATCTGCCCGGAGCCGATACCGGCTTCTCGTTCTAACGCTGCCAGAGACATTCCCTTTGCTCTGCACAAGCGTTCAACCTTGGTTCTGAGCATCCATTCACCCCCTATATCTAGTATCTTGACTTGGGGATCTGAATCCCAGTAAAATGAGATTGCAGAAACATCATATTCACGGATTCAGACCCCTTTAAGTCTGTCGTGTAAAGGATTTATATCCCTTACGCTTCATATCTTATCGGCTTTGAATCCCCATGTCAACACTTTTTTTGAAAATTTGGGGGATTTTTTTCTATGAGTACAGTAAAGGACAGAGTTCAAGCCTTGTGCGACATGAAAGGGATTTCAACCTATGCCCTTGAAAAGCAGTTAGGAATTGGAAATAAGACCATTGCCAGATGGGATAATGCCATGCCTAATACAAAACAACTGATCATGGTTGCGGACTATTTCGGAGTGACAACGGACTATCTACTTGGCAGAGATGAGAATGAAGAGAAGTTAGAACAGTTAAGGAAGATGCAAGTGTTTTTGGATTCAACGAAGGATTGCACACCGGAAGAATTGGAAACAGTTATGGAGATGATTAAAGTATGGAAGAAGAGATCGTGAGATTGGTTGATTTGCCCTGTGGAGTCCGTGGATTCACTTTGTTGGACGAAGACGGAAGATACAACATCTATATTAATTCCAGGCTGAATTGGTATATGCGTCAGAAAGCATATGAGCATGAACTGGAACACATCGAGAGAGGAGATTGGGATTCTGATCTTCCCATATGGTTCATTGAGGAATGCGTCAGAAAGGCGGTTGGCGAATGGTAATCAAACAGACGGCTTCCGGTAAATGGAACACCCATGTATGGATAAACGGACAATCTAAATCTGTCACCGCAGCTACCAAACTGGAATGCAAACGCAAAGCAATGGAACTGCTTATGGAACAGGAACGCAAAGCCAGAAGTGGTATCAACCTTGGAGATGCCATTGATGCATATATTGACAGCAAGAGGAATATTCTCTCCCCCACTACCATTTCCCTGTATGAGAATATTCGGAAGAAGAACTGTCAGAGCATCATGAACATTCCGTTATTCTCGCTAAAGAATATCGATGTACAGAATGCGATCAATGAGGAAGCGGAAACGCATAAGCCGAAAACTGTTGCCAACATGAGAGGATTGATCTCTGCCACTCTGAAACAGAACGGAATAGCAATGAGCATATCCATTCCGCAGATACAGAAGAAAATGTTCGACCTTCCGGATCCTGGGGAAGTGATAAAAGCCATCAAAGGGAAGGACATTGAACTTCCATGTATGCTTGCCATATGGATGTCGTGTTCCATGAGTGAAATCAGAGGAATACAAGTCTCTGCCATCAAAGACGGATATGTAACCATACAGGAATCTATGGTTGATGTAGACGGAGAATCCATCAGCAAACAGCCGAAGGAATATGAGCGAACCAGACGGCTGAAAATACCGGACTACATTATGCAGTTAATCAAGAAGACCGATGCATGGAAGAATGGAGAAGGATACATTGTGCCGATGAACCGGAGAGTGATCTACGGACACTTCCAGAAAGCAATCGATGATGCCAAACTTCCGCATCTCACATTCCATCAGCTACGACATCTGAATGCTTCTGTCATGGCATCCCTGTCAATCCCACCGACAATAGCACAGGAACGTGGGGGATGGAAAACCAGATCGGTCATGGAACAAGTCTATCAGCACGTTATCACATCGGAGAGAGAATCAGCGGACAACACCATCAATTCTTATTTTGAAAAAATAATATATAATCCTTGCAAAAACGAAAATGAGTCCAAATCTTTGCAAGGATTTTGAAAGGTTCTTGCAAGGAATCTGCCTTTGGTAGCGCAAATATGCCTAAATTGACGCAAATATGCGTAATAGAAAACGTATATGGATAAAGGAAAAACCCCACATTCGTGGGGTTTTGTGTGTTTGGCTGCGGAACTAGGATTCGAACATTCTGGAATCCCTTGTATACCAGAATGATCGGCTAGTATTGCAAGGATTTTGCAAGGATCATCTCATCACATCAATACACTACTTCCAACGCATCATAATCTTCTAGCATTATGGATATGCCATCATTGCCTTTGAGTTCATGATAAATTTTATATCCTGTATGCACAATAGCCTTTGTAGCGTTATTCGTCTGACCGGCTTTAATGTCGTGTTCCATGATCTTCTCCAGACGATCCTGGAGCAACCATTTCACACCTTCTTCCAGTTTGCTCGGCTTGCTGACTCTCTGAATGAAAGCATCAACTAGATGTGACAAAGCCTGTGAACCGATTACTGCTACTATAATTGTGACGATAATATCCCCTTCCAAATAAATCACCACCAGTTAGAACTTTTCGCCAATCACTCAAAAATTTATCCTATCAGTAGGATTGTTAAGGACACCGAAGATAACCAATGCGTCCAAGATTCCGGAAATCGCACCTTTGAGCGCATCACCTTGATTCGGAAGAATCACTCCGCATTGCACCAGAACTCCCAGAATCAATGAGACAATAGCTGCCCATGTAACAACACTCTTAAATCTGTTCTGAGTCTCCATTTATACACCCCCTATATAAGTTCCGTATATTTCTTATTCCCTGTGATGCACCAGATTGCATCACCCACTTGAATCCAATACCATCCGGTATCTTCATCCGTTTCCACCCAAGGATATGTTTCGCCTTTGTGTGCGATTTTTACTGTCGGATAGGTCTTCCCGGCTCCTGTTCTGATTCGGACATTTTCGCCTTTGACAAACACTTTCTTTCCGGTTGGAGTTGGTTCCGGTTCTACTTCTGAGCCGTCTGTAATAACCATAAGTGCGTGTTTGCTTGGAGCATTGAAGATGTCTCCGAATCTTGCCAGTTCAACATTGAGAAGAACCTTTGGCTTGTCTTCAAAGTATCCTGTAGCAAGCAGAAGTTTCTGTAGATTGCCTGTGTATCCTGTCATTTTGAGAGGACAACCGGCTAACCGGTAACACTCGATGACGAAGGAAGAACAATCGAAATCCCCAGGTTCTGCTTCCTCTAACCGGTCAGCACCAACCTTCTCGATGTTCTTGGCTCCTGTCCATCTGTTGTCCTTGGAGTAGCCGAATTTACTGCATTCAGCAATGCGCTTTCCGTATGCGACAGCACGTTCAGCCATTGATCGGTCTGTACAACGTAGGCATTGCGTGAATGCGTAAGTGCGTTCTTTGAATGTGCGGATGAGAATCTCGTTCCCGGTTGAATCTCCGGTCTGATGATCTCTATCCCCTATGGCTTCTACAACTTTAATACTCATACAAAATACTGCGTTATATTCACAACTGCCTGTGCGTAATCAGTAGCACCATGCTGACTTAGAGTGTTTCTTTCAACTATTTGCATAGTTGTAGACGCAGTTTTAGTAATTGTTAATACATCACCAATAACTAAAGTCGATTGACCGGAAGGGATTCTTCTAGAACAATAACCACCATATAATGAAACCACAGGAAGATCACTAGGAACTGTTATCGAACATCCTAATACTTTGTTAGCTTCAACATCTTTGAAATATATCAACGCATTGATATTTACAAAATGTCTGTTATATCTAATTTCTCCTCTGGAATTGCCTGCCCATAATGACATACCAGTGTTTGGAGTTATAATGGAATCAGATAAAACTACTGAGTTTGTTTTGCCATATTCGTAATGTGCAGTTCCCCCGCTTACATAAAATGATGCGAAGTTATTCGGATTATCACTAACGAGGATTCCATATCCATAATTAGCAGATGAAAACTGGCACATACACATACCGGAAGATGTGCCAAACACTTCGTTTTGAGTTTGTCCAACTTCAAAATCAAACCGGAAACAAAGTGTTGTGAATGTCAAGTAATTCGGCAAAAGACTTATTACATAGGCTACCAGGCTTGTTAAATTCGTACTCCCTTGATACCTCGGCAAATTAGCCGGTGTATGCACAGGATATATTTTTACCGACCCACTTGCCATACTTATTCACCTTCCGGTTCTGGTTCTGGCTCTGGCTCCGGATCCGGTTCGTCCGGAATAGCACCGATAATCTCTCCGTTCAGCATGACCCCATCAGACACACGGACAATCCATGCTTCCTGTAACTGACGGTCTTCCCTTTTGTACATTGCTCCAAGAACCTCATGCCAATCGGACTTGGCTCTGTTGTAACACTTGTCCACATCGTTATCGTAGACCTTGGAATCGAATGCCTTAGGGTATCCGCTCAGATTGTTGAACGTGCCGTTGGCATCAACAACCATAGCAGACACTTGATAGATTTCTCTCCTCATATAGTTCCCCTTTCTTATCGTTTGTAACCGATGTCGTATTCAATCGTACATGAAGTGAATGTTCCGCTGTTCAGACTAAACGTGACAGTTCCAGTTCCTGTTGCCCAATCCAGAACAAAGTACGACATATTATCCGTATACACCAATCCGGACACTTCCATGTTACTGTCGATGTTCGCATCCGAAACTGTAGTCGGAAGTGATGTCAGCGAAGTGCTTTTATGGATCGGAATAGCGTTGGCATCAATGTAATCCGTCACTTGTTGCCAAGTGAAATTGCCAGGATCACCCTTGTCACCCTTCTCTGCCAGAATCTTCCATGCCGGGTCAACACCTGGAGTACCACCAGTAGTACCAACTGTGGCAACGTATGAAGTTCCGTTGTAAGTTACGACATCCAGAGGATTGTAGGTAACATTGTTTGCCCACACTCCTTGCATGACGAAACCGACTCTGCCAAGTGCCGTTGCCATTAAGCACCACCTACCATGCTTTTCAGTTTCTTATATTCCTTCTCCGTGAGTTTTCCGTCAGCGTAGAAGACATCAATCTTCTTTTCGATGTCCTTATCCCCACGTTTGACAGACCTTTCAAGCACCTTAAAAAGCATTACTTCACCCCCTCGGTAATCTGTGTGTACAATGTATCCACAATGTACTGATCCAGTTCTGCGATCTCCGCAGAATGCTGTTCTGCTGTCGTGAGAATCTTCTGCTTTCCACGTTTGAAGCATTCTCCGTCATAGGTATCACCGATCTGTACGGCAAGATCATCAATCGGAACAGCAATGCAATCGTATGTTTCTTCAAACTCTTCCTTCTGGTAGATCATGCCCCAGATAATGTTGGTAACTTTGCCCTTCTGTACAATGGCAATATTCGTTGCTATATTCATCGTGCGCTCCTTATAATCACTATTCCAGAACCACCGGCAGCAGGAGTATTCCCACCGCCACATCCACCGCCACCACCGCCATAATTGGCAGTACCGGCAACAGGATTGACACCAGAAGAACCATTCAGACCACCGGCTCCACCGCCACCGGCTCCACCACTTGATCTGTTGGAACTGTATCCACCACCGCCACCGCCACCGGCACGAAGTGTTCCATTACCATCACCGAAGTCTCTGGTAGTCGTTCCCTGTCCTACACCGCCATACCAGTTGACATCGGAGTTTGCTCCATTTCCACCATTCGTTCCACCATTACCGGATTTATCACCGGCATGAACAGAACCGGAACCACCACCAGATCCACCATTGCCACCACTATATCCGGTAGTAGTAGAACTAGCCGGTCTTGTTCCACCATATCCACCTAAAGCAGTTACCGAAAATGCGCTAGATGAAGTACCCTGTCCACCACCGGAAGCACCACCGGAACCAATAGTTATGGAGTAACTTCCGGGCAGAAGAGTGTATTGCTTGGAAGTAGTGGTATATCCACCACCGCCACCACCACCACCTTCGTATGCGGTTCCTGTGTATCCACCACCACCACCACCGACACAATGGATGTCGATAATGGCAGAAGCATAAACCACCAAAGTACCGGAAGACAGGAACTTAATGTTCCATGCTCCGGATCCTTCATCCGTGAAGTCGTGTGACCCTGTATATGAGTAGGAACTTACGTTAAAAGACCCACCTATAGTACAGATTCTTCTGTCCATTCTCATGGCAGTTACCTCATGCGCTAAGAGTTCCGGTTAAAAGCCAAGTGTTTGCAGCAATCTTCTTCAGACCGGCTGTTGCGTATCTGACAGCAATCTTTGTCAGAGAGTTGGCAGAAACCAGAGTTACACCAGACGCAGCTGCGAACTGTACAGTTCCGGTATTCCATCTGACAACCTCGATTTCCGTTCCAACAGGGAACGCAACGGAAGTATTAGTCGGAATCGTGAAGGTAATAGTTCCTGTGCTGTTCGCTTGCATGAAGCAACCGGCATCTGTCAGAACGAAAGTCCGGTTCCCTGTTACTGAAACAATGTATGCGGAAGTCTGATCAGCATTCCCCTTGCTATAACTGTTCAAACCAACAGCAGAAACATCCGAAGCACTCAGAGAAATGTTTGAACTTAAAGCCTTGGAGTTTACTGTACGGCTAGTCGGAACAGCACCGACATCGGAAGCCGTCAGAGAAATATTATTGGAGAGTGATTTGCTGTTTACTGTGCGAGTATTCGGAACAGCACTCACATCAGAATAGGTCAATGACACATTGGAAGACAATGCGTGACCATTGACAGTTCGTGTGGCCGGTACTGCTCCGATGTCTGCCGGGGCAAGCGCATCTGCTCCCCCAGTAGCGTGACGAGCATGATGGGAATCAAAGTCTCCCACTACTTGGTCAATCTTTGATCCGGTATATGCACTCTGATAATCTGGCATTTATAAATCCCCCTTATAATGAAAGCACTTGGAAAGTATCTCCGTCCGAAGTGATAAAGTTCTCACTATCAGATGTAATGAAGTTCACCCATTGTGCGTCATGGTCAAGCCTTTGCTTGAATGCCAGAATTGTGGATTCCCATCTGTTCCAATCTGCCACCAATGGAGTCACACCATTGTTGTAATAGGTCTTCTTTGTAGTCCACGTTGCCGGGAAGAACATGGATTCGCACAGATTCTGGATGTTCGTTTCGATTGCGTTGAAATCGGATGCCAGAGGAATGTCATTGACCGATCTTGACGGCATTGTCACTTCCGGTATCGTGATTGAGTACGCAATCTGACACGCATCATGGATGAAGTCGATGTTGTTGATGATCCGTGTGTAGTCTGATGCATTCAGATAGTCACCGACATATACACCACCGGATGTACGCACTTCCCAATTCGTTTTCGGAGTTATATACGGCATATCATTCTTTCCTCAAAGTGAATTTTGAACGGCAAGCACCGGAGTTAAACGTGAGTATGTGCTTCAGTATCTGAGCCGGTTCTCCCTTGTATTCGATCAGATCAGCTGCGTCCAACTCCGGGAAACCAAGAGTCTCACACTCAAACTCCGTATCTTTCTTGGCGAATGCTTTCGCCCATGCAAGATACCCTGTCGGAACCGAAGTAATCATCGGATTGCTGATGTCAAGATCCTCTCCGTGGAGATTGACCGATTCCGTTACAGGAGCAGTATTCGGCTCATACACAGTTCCGGTCAGCGTGATCTTGGAAGTCGCAGTACACTTGACCACCGCATAGTACGCATGGCTTCTCACAATAGTCGGAGTACCGGAAGAAGCCGATATGCTCAGATTCGTAACCGGATTGCTGAATGTAACCATCGTTTCCGTGTTCGCAGTTACATCCGCAGTTGCCACTTGCTGTCCGGTTTTGGACGAGTAAGAAGTCACATCTGCTACAACGTTCTTGCAAGCCGTCAGAATGCGTCCTATCGGCTTATCGATAATGTCTGGGGCAACTATGTCATACCCTGTCTCCCACCCCATAGAGATCGTTTTAATCCTTGGTTTCTGTGGGAGCATACATCCGTTCAGAGTGATGACCAAACGCTTGATTCTGTCAAAGGAATCGACTACCGCAGATTCATATCCGTCTACTGTCCGGTCATAGACCTTAGTGTATGTTCCGGAAGAATACCGATACCCTTCAATCGTGTAGGAAGACGGAGTGTACGGATCCGGGAAGATCACGTTCAGCGTTCCAAACGTGGAGTTAGACGCTAGTTCAATCGTCACATATGCTCCGGTGTACTGATTCGCTACTGGCAACTGATCCCACACAATGCCGTTGTTGAGATACGGAGTACCAACCAGGTTCTGACTTCCGTCACCGGAGAAGAAGTTAAACTCAAACGTAGCGTATGTATGGTTCCCACTCAGACCGATGCTAGAAGCTACAGAGTATGCTTCCACAGTTCCGTTCGGAGTTACGGAAGAAATAACCGGCTCCGTTCTCGGACGCATGATCAGTTTGGCATCCGGATCCTGTTCCAACGTGGACATGGTTCTGTTCGCAGCTAACTGAAGCATATATGCCACAGATTGATTTGAAGGGAACACCAGACACGTTGCTGAGTTGTTATTAAACTCATAGTCCGAATAACCGGCATAGGACATCATGGAATCCAATCGAGTGTTCAGATCGGAAGAACCATAGTCCGTTTCGTTATACGGAACGTTGTTTAACCTCTGGAAAGAATCCTCGCAAGTGAATGTTGCTACTGATCCTTTGACATCCCATGTCTTCAGCCAGAGAGTGCAGAGTTTTAACTGTTCCCATTTCGGAGTTGCTTCGGCATACAGGATGTTCTGATCGATATACATCTGGTATCCGACACCACTCTGCATGAGCCATCCGCTAAGAACGGATAACTGGGATCCGGTGTAGTAATCCGGTTTATCCCACATAAGTTCTCCGGTATCGAAGTCATAGTAAACATGGGATTCAATCACATCATCGTGAACGGCAGTAGTGTTGTACCACATGGTAGCCGTCACCTTCTGATCCTCTTTTAAGAACCGGATCATGGATGTGGTCTTGTCTACATTGAATTTGTAGTTCTCGTTGAACAGGGAGAATTTCAAACTCTGCTTCGGAAGCGTGAGAGATAATGGATGATTCTCCCTGGTAAACTCAAAGTCAATAAGTTGACTACTGTCATAGGTATATCCAATACCGAATGCGATATTCTGTAAATGAATCCTTCCGTATGGATGTGCGGTCTTCGTGAACGTGATAATGATCTTTGTTGCATTGTAGATGTTCAGAGCATCTGACCATGCGTAATCCGTATTGGATGTAAATGTATCCGTATCCAACAGAGTTGAGCCGTTGTAACTAGCAATCGTGAAGGAATCCGGTACGTTATACGGATCAAACAGCATAGAAAGACCGACCATCGAATGCGGTTCAGTAAACTGTATCGTGATGGTTGGATTCGTTCCGAATGTATTGGAAGAACCGGAGATGGCATTGGTAATCCATCCCTGTCTTAGATAGTTCCCACCGGAAGGGGGGCATAGAGTCTGCACTCCGTCACCACGGAATGTATCCTGTTCCCATGTAGCATAGGAGCATTCCTGTTCTTCCGGAGTATTAACATTGGCAAAGTCGGAATAGTAAAGCTGAGTGACATTGGTTGACAGAGTCGCATCCGGAGAAGCAGACTCATCGAATACACCAATGTACACGGACGCTTTCATGCTGTTCCGTACAACGTATTCCCTGTGTGCAGTTATGGCATCTCGCCAACTCTGACTAACCGGAAGCATTTACACCTCGATCAGATTTGCTTGAATATCCACCCAGAAGTTCGGTCGCATCGTTACCGGATTGCACGAATATGGAGTTCCGCTCCGGTCACCGACATACATGGTCTTCACTACAAAGTCGTTCACTCTCGGATCAAACACCAGGAATTTATTGACGAAAGCACCACCCTGGTTCCTATCCCATATCATCAGCAGTTCCTGTAGCTGTTCCGGTTTCATGTATTTGAAGGAACATTCAATCTTCAGTTTGTCGTTTCCGACTACTTGACCGATGAAGTTTCCTTCTTCATTTCGTGCTGCGTCAACATTTGTCGCAATGATGAATTTACCGGAATCGTGTGCCGGTATGATGGGAAGTCCACCTAACGTTTCTATGTATCCGTGTGCCATCTATCTACCTCACGCAAAAGTCGGATTACTGGACAACTGATAACCGGTCTGCCGTTCACCCTTGCGGACGGCTCTGGCAATCTCTCTGCCATCAATCTGGAGAACAATCGGTCTGTCATCTGAAGAAGAACCTTGCTGAGACATTGCGGACATGACAGCAGAGTAAACACCATCGGAAACACTCTGGACAATCTGGTTATTGTTCATAACAGCAGTTCTGCCGTTTCCGATGTCTCCAACAAGTTCCGCACCGGCTTCCCTGGCAACAAACAACTGACCTCTGTTGGGAAGCTGAAGACCATTCGCAGCTTTGATGATTCCACCATGAGCAAATTTGACGATGCCACCATGAGCAAGTTTGTCCACTCCGGTTCCACCATAAACCCCACTACCACCACCGATTTCATGCACTTTGATGTATACATGAACTGTATATCCGTTCAGTTTTTCAAGTGCTTCTCTGATGGCAGAGATTTCCTGTCGAGCAGTACCGGCAGCTTCTTGCATTCCGACCTTGAATTTATCGATGAATCTTCTGAACTCGGTCTCTCCGTAATCGATCATATTGGAGAAGTCTTCAGCAATAGCAGAGGATGCTTGATCGTAATAATCCCAGATATTCTGCATCATGTCCGTTGCACCGGCTTCAATGCTTGGGAAGTAATCCGTTTTCAGTTTGTCTACGAATTTTCCGAATGTATCATCCAGATATTTGACGAACAAGTCATAGGCTTGCATCATATCGTTTTCGCCTTTGATTGCAATCTCTGCGACATTGTTCACCATCGTCCGGAAGGATTCTTCCAATGTAGACATGGTAGTGGAGTTCTTCTCAATAATTGCATCAGCAACAGTAGTAAACTGCGTCTTCATCTCAGCAAACAGACCACCGGAATCAGATGCATAGAATGCTTTAGAGAACGCTTCATTAGCCTGCTTACCGGCTTCTGTAGCTGCGGTTATAACCCCATTGATGTCAATAGCGAATGTTACAGGCTCGGAATCTTTAAGACCAAGGGGATCACTATCTTCGGAATTTCCATTGCCAGAGAAGAATTTGCCAAGCTTGGTATTGCTCCACCATGTTTTAATATCTTCCCAAGTCTGTTTAAGACCATCCCAGATGCTTCCCATGATGCTCTTTCCGGTTTCTTTTAGAGAATCAGTATTTTCAGTTTTCAGAGAGTCGGATTTCAACCAACCGGCAATCGTACCACCAATTCCATCAAAGACCTTCTTGGCTTTTTGCATCCCATCTTTGATGTACTTATTGAAGTTATCTCCAATTCCTTCAAAAGAAGTATGAACATCTGATGCGTCATCACGGATCTTTTCATACATCCTCTGGGCAGCACCCTTAAACGGATTCAGTTCTCCAAGCAGCTTGAAGACTCCATCCTTAATGAAGTTAAGGATATTTTTGCCAATCTGGATAAAGTCGGTCTCGTTGTCATCAGTATCACCTTTGATAAGGTCATAAATCTTCTTGGCAAGACCAAGACCACTTATATTAAGAGGATTCCATGCTTTGATTCCAGTTATCAGATGACCTGGAAGAAGCTTTCCATGCTCTTCCATATCTTTTGCTGTCTGGGAATCAATACCAAACAATTTATTGATTGCATCGTTGATCGGCTTCTGGATATGTTCTTGCATCCATTCATTGATTCCCTTCAATGTAGACAGCATTCCATCCAGAAGTTTCATTAAGTCAAACTTTCCACCTTCGTCATAGGCATTGGAATCCCACCATGCTACGACTTTTTCCCATTCTCCCTTGAACAGACCAACAAGGACTTCATGAATCGCACCACTCGCAGCTACGAACAGATTCATGAATGCATCAATGATTCCGGTAACATCCAAAGTTGAAATGAAGTCTGAAATGTCACTTCCGATCTGAGTCCAATCAACTGTCTCAACGGCACTTGCAACAGTATTGACCAAATTCCTAACAAGACCAGAAAGAGTAGTGCCAAGGTCATGCCAACGGATAGAAGTAATTGCACTTTCAATCAGAGAACCAAGCCATTGCCCGGTAGCGGATGCGCTGAATCCCTGTAAGAATCCTTTGGCTAGTCCGATAATCGCATTGAATTTTCCAACCAGAACAGCACCAAGAATCTTAGGATCGATCTTGGATAGCATTCCGCTGATTGCTTCCTGTAACTTCTTGCCAACCATATCGAAACTGAATCCGTTTCCGGTTGTGGTCTTGCCGTACAGGAATCCCCATGCAAACTCCAGAGCATTCTCGATCTTCTGACCAAGTTTCTCTCCCCATGCGTTTGCATCCCAATCAGCAATGAGTCCGTTCAGATGATCTGCCAAATACGCACCGGCAGTTTTGAACATATCCAGATTAAGCAAATCCTGGATGTTCTTCATCCAATCCGGGAGTTGCGCTTCCTCAAACATGGATGCCCAACCACCGGCATTTCCACCACCACCACCGGAGCCGGTATCGTCTGGATTATTGATGACATTGAGTTCGTCAATGGACATCAGATAGTCCTTGATTTTCTTGGCTTCCTTGGCTGCTCCACCGGTATTCTTTTTGAAAGCTGCGGATGCGTCTACTGCTTTGAGATATGTTCCTCTGCCACCAAACATGGAAAAGAGCATGGTAATTGCTTCTGCCAGTTTGGTTACCAGATTGATAATCGTGAGAATGATAGGCTGAATGGTCTGAAGCAATCCACCAAAGGCAGCACCCAACTGATTCTTCATGGTCTGCCCTTTAACAGCCATCAGATCAAGTGCCTGTGCCAGATCACCGGAGATCCCCTTGCTGAACCAGTATGCGTTTTCCAGACCCTGTTTGAATCCATCAATTATTGCTTTCAAAGCATACCGAATTGCCCTGTATAACAAGACACGCTTTAAAGTAGACATATACTTTGAGGTATGCTTCTGAGCAAGTTTTGTGGCAGAAGAGATAGATTTGAAAGAATGTGCGAGACTATTTGCTCCCTGTTTTACGGAATTTGCACGACCGGAAATTCCGTGAAGAGTAGAACGCAGAGATTCAAGACCTCTGGTTGCTTGACCGGCATTGGATGTGACATCAATCCTTACTCTGCGTACTACTTCTTCCATGTGATTTATCCCACCTCGTTTTCATCGCAGTAAAGTATGCGATGATCTTTCTGCGTTCCTCTTCTGGATCCTTCGGTTTCGGATACAGATCAAATGGTTCTTTCGGATACCGATGCTTGTTCTTCTTATCAGAGAGGACACACGCAACAGCTTCCATGACATAGACTCCGTGTAACCACATCTCTTCATTGACTCTCTGGTTACGGAGTTTGGACGCTTCCGCATATGCCCTTATCCGATACGGATCGGATTCCCAATACTCCTCACTAGGCATCCCAATGGAGAGATAATATGGGAACTCCGCTTCAAACACATCCGAATATGTTTTAAACTGTCGTGCCGGTTCGGAAGTTAATACTCCACCGACACGTTCAGTTTTTTTCCTTCTTCAACCTCATGAGCCTGGAAAGGTACGGAGTATAATTTCCCAAGCTGTTCAAGCATTCCTTCCGGAATCCCACCTACACCACCGAATCCGTCATCAATGATCCGGTCTGTGGTTGCTCTGGGAGTTCCCTTGTGATGCATCTGGAATGCCCAGTAAAACAGTTCGTACACTTTGGACATCGGATACTTGGCAACTTCGTCAATATCGAAACCACCACGTTCTGCCTGTGTTACTGTCTTTCTTGAAAATTCAAGAATGTAAGTATCCTTGCCAACTGTCAAAGTAATCGGATTTACAACATCTTCTCTTTCCATGTGTTTACCTCATCTCATCAAAATATTGGTTGTGGGGAGAGGAATGAACCTCTCCCCATTAGACCCATTAGGTACTGGACGAATCCCATCCGTGAATCTGGTTAGCCGTGATATACAGAGGCTGTTCCAGAACGGAGTCCACTTCCATTGCACCCATCCCAAGCGGAGCCGGGATACCGGCAAAATAGAAGCTATAGAAGTTCGGTACGCATACTTCAAACCACGTTGCTTTACCGGCAGCATATCCGGTATCAGAAGCCGTACAGAGTGTTTCCCATGCGGTCTTCAGAGCATCCGTAAGGTTCGCATTGAAGGACATCGAACCACCAGGATCCTTCAGACCGGGAATGTAACGCTTCCAAATCTGATCACTCAGATCCGTGACATCCAGAGCAGACGGCTCCGGATTGAAGTCCGGTACGGACTTGACATTCGGAATCTGCGTAAAGCCTGATGTGGGCATCGTACCGGCAGTAGTTTCAACGCAGTATTTCAGCGTGATACCGGCAGTAGAAAATTCAAGTGCCATATCTATTACCTCATGTAGTAGTTACTGTCTGTAAACTTGGTATACAGTATCGTTCCCAATGGTCTGACCATCGGCAACAATCACTTCATACCTTCCGGTCAATCTGTAGATAGTCCGATCAACGTTCGGAGTATTCTGCATCAATGTCCGGACGAACTTCATGCCATGCATTGCATCATCAATGACAGACATGATCTTTCTGGCATCGGTCTGTTTGGTCTGAGAGTTGGTATATACATTGATGTCAATCATGATTCGTGCGTGATGCGGATTCAGATGATCGTCAAAGGTCTTCCGGTAATCTGTGTTTGCACCTTCCGTTACTGTTACGCAAGGGAAGACGGCAGACTCATCGATGTATTCCGCTTTGACATCTACACCTTGAAAACCCCCATTAACAGCGTTGTATACTGTTGTGAACACCAGATTGAATACATCAACCATCGATTATTTCTCCAACTACTCTGTCTATTGCATCGTCCAGAGCCATGGCTGCGTTATACATTCCGTTTCTTGGCTGAGTACCTTCTATCCTTCGACCGCCGTAATACCAATATTCGTGCTTGCCCGGTATGAATTGCCCTTGTCCATGCGGACTCTGCGACCAAGATCCAGGGGCAACTGTTATATTGGTTGGCAGATTGTAGGATGCGTAGATTCCTGTGCCAAACTCCGCAAACGCAACCCTTTCTCCTTCGGCAACTACTGACGCTGTTTCGCCATTGGATTCGACATGAGGATTGAACTCTGAGAGTCCTTCCTGTGCGAACGGCAACACCTCTTGGGCAACCGCCGTTGCGATCTCTTCATCATTCAATCCATTCGTCAGATCATCCAGATAGTCTAGGACTTCTGTTGCGTCAATAGTGATTGCCACGACACCGACACCTCTTTGATTGCACACACAATGTGCGAGATCGTTTCAGCTTTTCTCACAACAATCCAGTTATACTGAGACTTGTTGTTCTTGATCCAGAGTCGTGTGCCTACCACAAACGGACAATCACTTTCACATACAAGAGTTGCTTGATAATCCTCTTGATCACCAAACATATACAAGTCTGCCTTGCCCCTTCCAGGACTCATGTATGCGTAGTAAGTCTGCTTCTCACCATAGGTAACCTTCTTGTTACCATTGAGAAGTCCGTTTGCATCGGTCTCCATTTCCACGGAGATCGGAACGGCATACTGTATAGGAATCTTGTTTACTGTCGCAAGTCTTCTCATCAGTACACCTTGGCATAGGGAGTCATTCTTGACAGAATATCGGCATCGTCTGCGGTGAAGAATCTCCGCTCGGTTCCTTCTTCTGTATGATGCTGTTCCCCTTGCATACCCTCTCTCTGAAGTCCTCTTATAGCCAATTCAATCTGCACATTGGCATAGCAATCCGGTACGGCAAGACCTTCAGACGATCTCTCTTCCAACCAGGGATAGAGATAGTCGAGAATCTTGCTTTTTGCCAAGGCAAGGTAAGCGGATGCCTTTTCAGAAGTGCATCCTTGAATCGCAACTACTGCTGCTACCTTTTCTGCTTCGGTCATGTCCGCTTACCTCACTCTTATTTTTTCTTGGAAGACTTAGCCTTTGGTTTCTCCTCGGCTTTTTCTTCCTTCTTCTCCCCTTCCATTACGGAAAGGAACTCCTTGTACTGTTCTTCAGTACCGATAAATTCTCCGTATGGAGTCTTATAACTAGGCATTAGCCAGACACCTTCGCAGAGAATCCAGTAGAAGCAGCGTGTACATAAACACCCTTCGCCTTGTTCGCAAGAACGAAGATGTCATGGTACAGACGGAAGTCGAACTTATAAGCATTCGCTTTCTGGTTTTCCATCGGAGAGAAGATCCTCGGAAGTTCGATCTTCGTAACAGCTGCAACAGCAGAAGGATGCACAATGATGAAGTTAATCGGCTTAGAAGTAGAAGCCGTGAAGTAGTAACCACCATCGGTCTGACCGGAAGTAGAACCATCGTTCAGAGTGATGCCGGTTCCGAAACGCTTCTGCGGTACACGGATAACACGCATTCCGTTGTACATTTCGACCTCACGATTCACACCGGACTCATTTGCAAGATAACGAGTGATCTTAGCTTTCAGACCGGCATAAGCAAGTTCAGAGATGTAAAGGAGCCGTCCTTCGACCGGAACTTCTTCCTCGTCCAGAGCCTGTTCACCGACATCGATAAGACCAGGAACATCGGTCGTGCCAACAGTAATGTCAGCAGCCGTTGCCGTCTGAACACCAGTAGCAGCTGCGAGAGAAGCAAGCCTGTAAGCATCAACTTCAGGAACGACCCTGGTACGAATGAACTCACCGACCAGAGTGCCGAATGCCATGTTGATGGTCTCTTCATCATCCATCGAATCGACCATGAATGACCGACCACGATCTTTGCTGAGAGCGAGTGCTTCCCACGTTCCGGTCACATCACCATCGACATATCCGGTATTCCGTGCATAGTTACCAAGACCATTGATGCTAGTCTTGAACAGTTCAATCGTGTGAGCATTGATAAAGCGTACACGATCATTACCGGCTTCCAGAGGAAGAGTAAGCAGAGAACGCTTATAGACCTCGTCCAGAATCGGCAGATACTTGTAAGCAAGTGCGATAGAGTTTGCCATGTTGTCACCTCATAATTATTTCAATCCGAAGTATGAACGCAGTTTTGCTGTTTCAGCTTCTTCTGCGCTCTTAGCGGATGGAGTCTGACCGGCTGTTATGCTCGGTTGCGCTTTCAGCGCATCCTCTTGCATCCGCTTACGTTCATTCGCAAAGAATGTCTTTGCGTTGTCGAAGACCACAGAGAACTGTCCGTCTGCCATTGCTTCAGCAGTTGCTTTAGCCATCTCAGCATCCATCCCCAGTTCGGTTACCTTGGTTGCGTATTCCGCAATGGTCTTCTCTCTCCGGAGATAATTCAGTTCTTCCTCGATCTTCTTCTGTGCTTCCGCACGTTCCGCTTCAGCTTTCTCTTCGGCACTCAGCTTTTCCTGGAGTCTCCGCTTGTACTCCGCAGCTTCCGAATTGCTCTTGGATAGAGCATTCTTCAGTTTGGTATCGTCATGCTCCGGAAGATCCAGATTCATGAGTGCGTTCAGTTTGTCCTCTGCGGACATTTCCTCAAATCCCTTGATCTGAGAGACATCGATTTTCGCCATATTCAATTCTCCTTGCGTTTTATTATTGCGACTTCCCTGTCGCATTGCGTTTGTTAAGGCAGTTCACTCTGCCTATCTCACCGATTGCTCGGTTATGATGTCTGTATGATTGTCAGATTGGCAGCGTAGCAGTATGAGTTTGTGCTTCTGCTTCTGCCGTAGACTTTGAGAACATCGTTCTTTGCCAATGTCACTCCGGTCAGTTTGCACACTTGGCAATGGTTCGACCATGTAGTGAACGCAGATCCCTGTGTGCTTGAACCCTTGTACAGTTGCGTTCCCTGTGTTCCAGACGATGTACTGGAACGGAACCCTGTCCAGTAGATGTCATACGTTCCCGCAACAGATACAGTTAACTGCACCCCTGTTGCTGAGTAGGATGTGGTTGCCACCCTTCCGGATGAGTTTGAGCATTGAAAATTCATGCTCGACCCACCACCGGATGCAGTTCCCTGCGTTCTTACTCCACCGGATGTGTAGAAGTATTTCCCACTCGCCACATCAGATGCAGTTGCTGTCGTATCCGTTACATCCGTAAAACTGGCAGTTCCACCACCGGTCTTTGGTAATGTAACAGCCGGTACTGCTGAGTAACTTGCACCTAACAGCGTGATGTTCTGTGCCACACTCCCACCACCTTATGAGATGGAGAGAATCTTAGTCGTACCATCCTGTGAAATATTCGGCATTGCCAGATTTCCGCTCACTCCAAGAATGGTCTTTCCGCTCAGAATGTTTCCGGAAACGCAATCCGACACAGCAGCAGACGCAATCGAAATAGTTCCACCGGTAGTGTAACCGGCAGGAATCGTTACTGTACCGGCTTTTGTGCTGATATTACCGGAAGTGCTTCCGTTATTCGCCATGCTTCCGCTGACAGAACCGGCAGAGCCGTATCCGGTCTTTCCGGTCAGCACATCGCCGGCAGCTATATCAGCATCTGATGTATCGAAGAATTTGGCGGTTCCACCACCACTTTTCGGAATATCAACTTCCGGACAGGACGAATAAGTTACTCCGTTGATTACGACATTCTGTGCCATCTATCTCTCCTTACGAAACTGTTAAGGTTGATCCGTTCCATGTAATCAATCCGTAATTCTGCGGTATCGGATTGATCGTGATGTTCCTCGGAGCAACATGATTCTGTATCTGAATCGTCTGCGTCTGTTGTGAAGGAGTGAACGTATCCGCACCTTCATACCACGGATAGTCCGAAGACCCAACAGACATTCCGCACGTTACAGGCAGAACCACTTCTGACACACCGGACACCACCGGCAACACCACATTGCTAGTGGATACCACAACCGGAATGATCCGGTTTGCTTCCGTTTCTACCGGAGTCACAACATCGTTTCTGACCGACATCGGCACGGAAACATTGTTCGTTGCGACCCTTACAGGAATGGTCATTCAATCACCTTCGGAAGCAGATTATCCCCAATCGAACAGGACACTATTTCGCTTGATGCCCTTGATCCGTCAGCGTATGTCCAGTTCACTTGCATCAGAGTCGATCCGGTTGACAGACTCAGCGTTTCCGTTTGCGACAGGGAAATCGAAACACTCTTCTCGGCAATCGTCAGATCATCGTCACTCTTTTCGATTTCCGTTGAGTTGTGACGAAATGTCACATACACATGAAGTGCCTGTGTTAAATCCAGACCTTCTTCGTCAAACGTGAATGTGAATGTCGGAGTAGTTCCCTGTGCTATCATCTGCTTATCTCCCAAACGACAACTGGCAACGGCAGTTTATATCCAACTCCGGTATGCCAAACGCACCCGGACGCATTGCTCTTGCTCCATCCCAAGTCACGAAATACTCATCAATGGGAACTGTCACCATATCCAATGGTTGATGCTCTTCACGAACTCTGTCATCTCCCACAGTTACCCAAGTCTTAGTCTTGGCTCCGTGACCAACGGCAAAATCCATTTCCCCATCGTTGAAGACCCTGTGCGCTTCCGTTTCGGCAACACGCATGATCTCTTCAACTGTATCTCGTTCCTCTAACCTCTCCGCAAAATTCATCGGAGTGCGGTCTTCCGAAGACTCTTCTATGATCAGTTCTTCCGCTGATTCCGTCTGCTCTCTCGGAACACCAGGAATCGGAGTGCTTCTTGACCATCTCGGTCTTTCCGGAGTAGGAGCATTCCCACCAACCTTTGCATAGACGGAATCCATCATCTGGTCTTCGTCTACTTCATCCTCATCACCAAGGATGTACGCAGCTTCCTTTGACCCCATCAAATACGCAAGAATCAGAATGTCCTCTACATCAGAGATAATCTTCTTCTTGTCCGGTTTCCGTCCTTCTGCGTAGGCAGTTACAAGGGATTCTTTAAACGTGTTTAGTTCGTCTATCGGCATGGTATACATCGATTTCACCTTTTAACGTGCGCTTGATTTCGACCACAGTAAGACGATCACCACGTTCAACCTTTATTTCAGCAACACCCTTGTTGGAGAGTATTGCGTCAATCAATTCGATAATGTCCGGATAATCCTCAATTTTCATTTCCGCTCATGGGATCCGGAGCAGTATTCTGGCTTGGTTCAGCTTTTGGTTCCTCTCCCGGTTTCCTTTCCAACTGATTCCATGTATCAGAACCACTCTGACTCTTGTCACCCTTCTCCCAGTACATCTGCGGAGCTGCCCAATGGATGTCGATATACTTCTTGGAAGCATTGACATCAGCAATCGGATCAGACGAAATGCCGGTCTTTTTAAGAACCAGTTCCGGACTAAGACCCAGTTCCTTCAGATTCATGGCAGCTTGCGTCTTATTCACCATGTTGCTCATATCGGCTCTGTGGATGACAATATCTATATCGGAAGGATCCAGAACGAATCCCTTCCGTTTGAGGATTGCGAGGATAATCTTGTCCATCAGACGATTGGACTCACGGAAATAGTCTTCCGTATTGCGACAGGCAGTATCTGCTGCTCCCCATCCGTTGCGAAGGAAAACGGCTCCTACGTTATCGGAAGTGGAAGCAGCATCCCTGGTAGAAGACGGAACTCCACATTTCTCTAGCATCTGGTCATACAGATCATCAATCATGGTCTGTGTTGCCGTCTGATCCAACTGGGAATCCAGAATCTTGAAATCCGCTTTGTTTTCGCTAGTCGATTTCAAGACAATCATGCCGGCTTGCCGAATGGTATTTGCGGTAGTTCCTTCCTCAAAATTACAGTTGTAAGCAACGCAAAGCTGCTGAACTGCCTGTTCATCTCCATCTAGTCTGTTCGACTCTGCCAGATTGATCGCATCCATGATCGTGATTGCGTTCTCAAAAGCAGACATCCGGTTGCCGTTGTACACAAATTCCACTATGGGAATCTCTCCGATTACGTTTATCTCAGTACTGTCGATTGAGTCGGCAACACCTTGGACAGACATAGAAGGTCTTTCCGTCATGTAGTTGCCGGTGAGATAACCGGAAAGCCGGTACACGTTCGTCTGCGTGAACACATCGATCTTGCAGAAGGTCTTCGGAACATCATCGATGACCCTGGTTTCCACCACCATGTTTACTCCCATGAGTGGGGGATTGCCCGGACGCATCGAATACACAACGAACGCACTTCTCGGATCCAGAGCATACACATGGTACGGAACAGATGTGCTTTCACCTCTGTCCGGTTCCACATACTCAACACCCAAACCCATCGTATGGAAGTTATCTACTGTCTGATTATCGGCAATATCCCTTCCGCTCAGATGGATATACTCGTTGTATTCCGCTACCTTATCTGCGTTTTCTGCTTTTCTGGCAATATAGGAGATGCTGTCGGTGAGAAAATAGCCATTCTTGAACGTGCAGACATAATCCGCATTCGGAATGACCACCTTGTTGCAGATTTCCGGACGGATTTCCTTCTTCCTCTCCAGAATCGGACAGATTCCTCTCCTGTACCAGTAGAGATAGTCCTCTTCCGCAAGGTTGCAGAAATGGAACATCAATGCCTTGTTCACTTCTTCGATGACATTTGTTTCATCGATGACGGAACAAGTCGAAAAGATCTTCCTTCTTCCAAAAAACTGCAAATCTGGCATCTTTTCCACCTCAATTCCTACAAGTAACATAGGATTTCAACGGAAACAATATACCAAATATGTATAAAATATTAAATTTTGTTTATTTATGCAGACCTATTGACTAATTATGCAGAGATATGTTATATGAGAAATGGTCGGGGCTGCAATCGGCTTTTTCATAGCATGGACTCCTTTTCGGCAAGAGCATCGGAGTGGTCAACCGGTGCTTTTGTCGTTTATCAGAACGGACGATGCACGACAGTTGCGACATTTCCGACCATATTGTCATAGAATACCGCATACTGAGAGACAGCATCCGGAACATCATCGTGCTTTGCCTTACCAGACATCGGAAAAGAGCATAGTTTATTCAGCAATCTGAAATAATCCGTCTTCGGTTCGACTATTTTCCGGTCTTTAAACAGAACGTGTTCCTTAACCCACGGAGAATTGACGATCATTCTGGTTAATTTATTGGTTGTGCTTCTCCGTTTCTCGATTCTGCACTTCCCACCGGTATTCTTGACGGCTTCCTGGATCTTGTCAGCGGTTCTTCCACCGGCAGCATTGCTCTCAAACTGCGCTCTTTGCACGTTATTCCTTATGATGCAATCGGTTATGAGAGGATCCGTGACCTCTGGAAGTTCATCAGACACGACACAATCCACCAGATAGTGATCATTTCCATACACAGCAAACACAAGGAAGACAGTATCATCTCCACCACCTTCTGCCGGGTCGCAAACAGCCAAAACAGCGTCTGGGGGAAACTCCGGTAATTCATAGAATCTACGCAATCCGTCTTCCGGATAGAGCAATCCTTCCCTTTCAATCGGTTGATTCTGGTATAAGCACTTGAAAGAGACATCATCCAATGATTCTCTCATGTCATGGAAGAACTGCGTGGAGAATCCAACTGTTCCATAATAGTCAAAATTGGATTCATCATGGTCATTTAGTGCCGGTATGACTATGAATTTCGCTCTCGGATCATCTCCGTACTGCTCTTCTAACCTTCCAATAACATCATGGACACTCCACCTTGTCGCAATGTGAAGTTCCTTAGAGTTCAATTTGCGTCTTGATCGCAAGTCATTTGTGTAGGAGAACCATTTCTTGTCCAATCGTTCCTTTGACATGGCTTCCTCTATACCAGAAACAAGGTCATCAGCGCACAAAAGCATCTCGGCTCTGGTAGCACCGGTCAGAGAACCATCTATTGAACGGCAAGTGATGGTAGAGAACCGATGCTTCTTGTCCACATCAATCCTCAGTTCGTTTGCATCAGTAATCACTTTGGCTCCGGGAAAGATGTCAGACCAACAGTATTCCGGATCTCGCATGATCTGTAGACATCCGTCATAGGTTGAACGAGTCATGGACGCTGAATGACCGGAATCCAGGTTCGGCTTGTCCGGATATTTCCCACCAACCCACGACAAGAGGAAGTTCTTCAGCGTAGTTTTTCCGGTTCCTGGGGGCAGAGATACCGCAAGAATGTCCAGTTTATCATCCACAAGGTCTTGCATTGCCTGTGCGACCGGCAGAAGAATCTTCCTTCTCGGAAGCCAGAACTTCTTTTCCAGAGGACGATTCCACTCAACGGCAATCATGTAATCATCGAAGGAATCCTGCGCGGTTACAAGGTAAGAACGTTTATAGTAATCACGGAGTTCCTTGCTTCCGTTCTGCATCTCTGAACGGCAAAAAGACCGGAACTCTGCCATGTGCTGAGTCTCTCCGGTCTTCCATGCTACCTTGCAGCATTGGAACCATCCTTCCCATTTTTTAGCTTTTCGATACTTCTGGATTGCCAGTTCAAGTTCTGTCATTCGTACCACCAAGAGATTCCAGATTTTTCATCACATCGAGTGCCGGTCTGATGTCAATTGACGGCAATTCTTCAAGCATTCCAATCACATCATTGACAGAGAACCGCTTTTCATCCCTTTCCTGTACCCTGTTCATATGTTTGAGATATGCGATCAAATAGTCCTCATCAATCCATCTGCTCATGCCAATTCAACCATCCTGTACCATTTTGCTCTTGAAATACCCAGAGATTTGCAGGCTTCCGTCACAGACGCACCCTTTCTGACCTTCTCTCTCCATTCTTCATACTGATCCTTGTCAATCGGAAGCGGTTTACGACCTTCTCTCCACTCCGGATCCGTCATTCTTCTGATGGTCTTGCCTCTCTGAGTGCGCTCAAAAATCATATCTCTTTCATATTCAGCGAAAGCGGACAGCATATTGAACAGCAATCTTCCGGTAGGAGTATTGTTTACAATGCCCATATTGAGGATATGTACATCAATTCCTCTGTCCATGAGCGAACGAGTCAGATTCTGGATGTCAGCAGCCGATCTCCCCAATCTGTCCATCTTGCTGACGATCAGCGTATCCCCCGGTTTGAGCAGTTTCAGCAGCTTATCCAGTTCCGGACGATCCAGTTTCGTTCCGGTATAAGCGTCTGAAAACACGATTTCAGCACCTTTCTGCTTTAACAAATCTGCTTGGTCTCCAAGCGAAGTGCCGTAATTCTGCTGAGTGATGCTTGAAACTCTGGCATATCCGTAAATCATGTATCTTCTCCTATCTTGAATGCTTTGCGTTTGGGATTTCTCGGAATAACCAGGATGTCATACCCCATGATGTCGCATATCTGATAGAACTTCTGAAGGGTAACCTTCCTGGATTCCAACATCCGGTAGACTCCTGTGGGAGATTTCCACCCCAACTCATCTTTGAGCTGCCAACGTTTGGTCACTCCACCATAAATCTCGGATTCTTCCATCATTGTCTTGATAATTTCTTGCCACTTCATGCCCAGATTATTACACGTTTATATGTAGGCTGTCAAGGGAAAGTTAGCAGAAAATCACAGTATAGGTAAACTTTTGCCCTTTTTCGTTATTTTTTTCTGTGAATAACGGATATAGAGAAAGCGAAAAGGGAACCCATAGAACCCACCCACTACCACTTGCACACAAGTCAATCGTGCGTCAGCACCGAAAACATCATCAGAGAGAGAAGACATAGAGACACATTCACTCAACACACACGACCACACAAAGCGTCCTTTATAAATTTCTGTGGTAAAGCAGACCCTTTTGTATTTGCTGTGGTAAAGCAGCTTATCCCCCCTCGGCCCTTACCTACCTCTCCCCTACCCCACCTTCTTGTACCCCTGGATTTTTCTGTGGATCCGTTGCATATATGCATTGTTTCTTGCATAAAATAGCTAAAAGTGATGCTTTTTACCGGTGTTGTATGCATTGTTATGCAAAATACTGTATATCCTATACATTCATGGATCCGTTGCCGGTGTTCGTATCTCTTGAGAAACGGACAGCAACCGGGCAGATAACGTACAAATACGCTGAATCTGTGCGGTTTCTGCTATTCTTTTAAGTTTAAGAATAGAACCAGGCATTAACCTACCAACTTAGTGTGTAAATAGTTTACTCATGTAATCTGCTCCATCCTGTGTATGCCTGTCTTCTATCTGTATATCTCGATAATATAAGCCGTATAAGGGTTTCGGAGTGCTTCGCACTCGTTTAGCTTGGGTGCATTTGTGCAGCTTCTGCGGTCTGTTTCTGCCCTAGTTTCGCATCTGTTTCGATCCATTCTCCGCTCCGATTCCTACATATCTATATATAAGGAAAGAACCGCTGTTCCTGTCCGTGTATAAACTATATACGTTCATGTATAACAAAGTGTTATAGCAGATCCGGGAAATTCTTCTTTACTTCGTATACACGTACGTTTATAATCAAAGAGGATCAAACGAAAGGAGCAATAAAGCAATGATGAAATCAGAGTTCACGGAGCGCACGAAGTACAATCCCACAGATGAGGAATACGCAGAGATCGAAGAAAGTTACTATGAGTTTGACGGCAACAAAGACGAGTTCTGCAGGGCTTGGCTGAAGGATCAGAAGTCCGGGGCATGGGCAAAGGAGTTTAAACTCCGTCACACTATCCGGAGCATGGCAACCGAAATCTTAATGCATGAGCAGAAGGAAGCCGAACATGCCCAGGAAATCAACGAACTGTGCATTGCACATGAGAGCATCCTTCAAAAGCAGAGAGAGCAGATCGAGGAACTCTCAACCAAACTCGCACAGGCACAGCATGAAACGGAGATGGCTTTGATTGAAGGGAAAAAAGAAGTCCATATCATTTTCAAGGACGGAGCCAGAGAAGACGGACTCACAGAGGAAACAGCACCAATCTCACATTTCCAGTACAACGACAACAACGGCTTCCAGTTCATCACAGTAACGCAGCCGAGCGGATGGATCGATTCATACAAACTCGACTCGATAGAACTAATCGAAGTCCACTAAGCAGGACAGCCTTTCCGGTGGGATGGTAAAACCGGAGAAAACTTCCCCAAACCGCAAAAATAGTTGTTGACATATCTACACGTACGTGTATAATGAAGAAAAACAAGGCTTGCAGCCAGAAAGGAATCACAATATGAAACAGTTCCCATACAAAGCATCAGAAATCCTCAAGCCGTACCTTCCTGCATCCGGAAGAGATACCGAAACCCCCATCAATTGGGATCGTGTAAAATCCCTAGTCGATACGCAGAAGCGTTCCGCATGGAATCGTGGAATCGGTGGTTATGCCGTTGACTTCGTGGAGTTCCTTGAAGACGGAGTCAATGACGGATGGATCGATGAAGACGATCTCTGCAACGCTCGTCTGATTGAGAAGGCTCTTCTCAATGGCGCTTCTGATTGGGCCGAGTATTCTTGGGGTGGTTGCGCTCTCGTCTATGATGGACAGATTGCCGAAATGCTTTGCACTCCTTCCGAACTCAAGCGGAACAACCACGGACAGAAGAAACCGAACCCCTATGAAGATTGGTTGGATGTACAGACGAGAGCCTGCTACCAGGCAGCGCTCAGAGTCATCAGAGCGATCATCCTTGACAAAGCGTAAACAGCCGAAACGCTCTTCGGAGCGTCCGGGAAGGACGGCAACCTTTCCGCTGATGATGGCAAGCCAGAAAGGGAAATATCAATGTATAAAAGCGTTTTTGATCTGACCGAAGAAGAGTTCGCAGAACTCCGTGAAAGGTATTGGATGGACGAATTGCAGGACAAATACGAAGCACCGGAAGACATCCCAGAAGAAGACATCATCTATCATTTCCAGGAATACGGATTCACCGAAGAAGACTTCTTCTGTAACCTCGACAACAACCTCGCTCACATCTTGGCTGATGTAGGTATCGAAAGCGCAGCCGAGTACATGGATGACGAAATCCGGGAAGCCGTCAACTTCGATTTGGCTCCATGTTCTGCTTATGAATTTCTAGCCGAGTATATGAGAAGGCACTTCATCAAATACGGCGAACCCTTCCGGATCAACTGAAAGGAGCGTAAAACGTGGATTATAGTATTGGTAAATGTTGCGTAATCTTTCCCCTTCTCTTCGCTTGGTACTGCTTGAAACTCTGCTTCCTTCCTGTGAAACTCCTCTTCAACTTCTTGGAGTTCATCCTCAAACCGAAACCGAAGAAAGAGCGAAAGAAAGCCGAGCAGATCAGATACGAAGAGCCAGAAGACGAAGAAGACGAAGACCAGGAAGACACCAAAGACGAAATCAAACGGCAGAAGCTAATTTTCCAGATCCAGACAGCCAGAGAAGATTTGCAGCACCTCGACATCCTGCTTGACGGATACTATCAGCAGTACAACAGACTACAGGACAAAGGATCAAAGAAAGCACTCACATTAGCCAACCAGATCCACAACACAAAGAAGAAGTTCAACAAGGCTCTGTATCAGATCAAGGTTGCTCAGATTGAACTGAAGAACATGACTCCGGATCAATAATCCGGAGCCTTTTTCATCCTCTGTCCTATCGCAGCTCGTCTGATCAAATCGAAACGACTCAGAAAAAGCCTTCAAAATGCGTTCTGAGCCTTTTTCTATTCGTACGTATATTTCCCTGCCAAGCAGTAAAAACCGCTCTGAGTGCCGTTTTTTTGCCTTTCTCAGCCGTTGCCAAGGATCAGCAGACCACAGCCAGAGGAAGACCAGGGCAGACCACCGATCTCTAATTCCTACTAAACCTATAGGAATACCTGGAAATGACCGATTCTACTGGTGGTAGAGAAAAAACTCGTCATCGAAGTTAATAGAAAATTTTTACGGAAAAACGGAACAAAAAAATTGGTCATATAAGATCCCTATAAGATTAAGCCTTATAAGATTCGACTTTTAAGATTCAAAAAATTGATTTATTTCTATAAGATTCTATCATAAGATTGACCGATAAGATAAAGGAATACGATATAAACGTATCTATGTAAAATTCTTGTTGACATCCATATATCCGTCAGTATATACTCTGGCTGAACGCTAAGATACAATATCCAATAAGATAATAGGAGAATGATCATGGGAATCACATCAGAAGCACAGAAGAGAGCATCTATGAAGTATAACAAGGAGAACATTGTACGCATTCCGTTCGATGTCAGCAAGAGGACAGAACAGGACATCCTGGAACGGCTAAACGCAGCACCGGCTAGAAACACATACATCAAAGAACTCATTCGTGCCGACATCCAACAGAATCCACATAGATTCGGCTAATCTTTCGATGCTCCGCATGGGGTATTGGTTGCAGAAGCATATTTTCTGGGAAAATCGATTTTTTCTGGAAGGGGGTACCCCCTTTTTTAGCCCGCCCC